GTTGTCTGGGTAAAGGTCTGAAACATGACTTACTACATTGTTGGTTTGGTCGATGTTGAGTGAACCGCTTGCAATCAATGACTGGTCATCTGCACGTAGGAATGCGGTTCCCGGATTTAAATCGCTTAGTTGAACGCCAATTGCACCATCAGCCTGAATCATAGATTTACCATCGCTGCCGTAATCTGCACCAACTTGGAATACAAAGTCTACAGATTCAACTGCGACTGCTTGTCCTGTAGCTACATTGACATAAGCACCCAAATCAATCGAGCCTTGTACTCTACTGCCTGATGCTGTTGCTGCTGGTAATGTTATAGTCTCGGTCAGGTAAAAACTACCTGTTTTTGCTGTTGCCATGGTAACCCCATGCAAACTCGGTGTATAAATTACACTGCCCCGGATTGAATCTTCGCAGCGGAGCTGCCCCGAGGCCCACGGAGGGAGTGTCCACCTCCAAGTTCCTTATCACCACCACCCCCATGGCATAGCAACCATATTACTAACTTTCGTGGGATAGCCCATAAAAATCTGCAGATGCTTCTGGGCTTTTTTACCAATGCGTGCGCATAAATTAATATATCAATGCTCGCTGGCTAGTAACATGCGACCGATAAATGTCACATTAGACAGCGTAACATGGGAATATGCCAAAGAGAAGACTAACTTCTCTGCTTGGGTAAGAGACCAGTTAAGGTCAGAACGCAACAAACGAGAGACAGCTGTCAGAAGAATAGATGTCGAATGCGTAATGTCATGCGGTAGGATGCGTTTAGACGGCTGGATGTTTTGTAGAACCTGTTTACCTGAAGAATTAGGAGTTGAAGAAGAATGATTATCGAAACAGAATTCGGAGATGATGTTGAATTGTGTGATTGTGAGTGCCAACAAGAAATCATTCACACTAATGTATATCATGAAAAAAGGAATCGATATTGGATTGAATACACATTAGTATGTCTCGATTGCGAAATGGGATGGATTGAAAAAATATATGTCATTTCAAAAGGTCGAGAAATTGTAATAACTCAACAACCTGCAGGTGAAGAAGAATGAGAGTATTACGATGTAGTGTATGCAAAAAAGCATTGGCTGTTATTGAAAATCAATTTGGAATTGGTTTTGTTAAGTGTTTAACATGTGAGGAGGGAAAAGAATGAAACTAGCTTTAGTCTGTAAAATCTGCGATGAGATTACTTGGATAAAGATTGACAACTTTGTTATGTCAACAGAACGAAGATTCCATCTTTGCATCGATTGCGATGAAATCTAAGGTCCATAGTTGAAATCCTGAAATGGATATTCTTCAGGCATCGATTGTTCACGTTCTTGAATAAAGCGGTCTCTTTCCATTTCGAATTGTGGAACATCTCTGTTATCTTCTTGTATTCTAACATCTTTAATTTGTGAAGTTATAGGCGTAGCTACAATTCTACGTAACAAATCAATTCGTTTACTTTTAGAGTAACCAATAAATCCTAATGCACGTCTAATCGATTCTAATTGTATTCGAATTAGATTCATTGCGTACTCAACTCGTATGAACGCTTTAGTCTCATCATGTAAGGTAAGTCTTCTTCCTGAATAATGTCTGCGCCTAATACGAATCTTGTAGCAGGAATATACAGAGTAGAACCTTCAGCTGCTCCGCGCACTAATACAATTCTATACAACCAAAGTTTCTGCACTGCAGTAGGTTCAGAAGAACCAAAAGTTCCCTGAGTTGCTGGAAGTAATAAATCAGCAAATTGAAATTCATTTGTTGGAGCAAAGAACCTAGTATTACACATTAGAATTTGAGTCCAATCTTCTGTACTTCCCGGGGAACTAGGATAGTCTCCACTAATAGAATATGCAATAAAATCATTAGGATTTAATCTTTCTTGGCTAACAACATCATAAACATCTAATCCTTCTACTTGCCCACTAAAATAAGGTAGTCCATCTTGAAGCTGTATTAACTGAGGGACTAATGTTAAGTCGTCTAACTCATACGCGGATAAATCAAAATAAGTTTCAGCACATACACCATTCGCACCAGCTGTACCTACAGGCTTCCACATATTATTGCCAGCCCATCCTGTAGCTGTACGTATACTTTGATAGTTGGAGATTGGCATATTCAATATACGCTCTCCTGTTAGTGCCCTAGTTGATTTCTTTTCCGCCATCTACTTCATCTCCTTTTTTGTAGCTGCATGTGCAGACTTCTGGGTTCTCTTGAAACCGTCTTTCTTCCACGAACCATCTTTCTTTTTGTTAGCAGGTGCTAATCGTTTGAAGTTTCTTCCGTAAGCGGCAGCATAGGGACTTGTCTTTCGCTTTGGTCCTTTTCTTGGTTTGATTGGTGTTCCAAGCACGGCTGACTTTCCAATGTTAACTCCAGCTTCAACTGTGCCCTTGACTGCTTTTTTTCCAGCCTTCTTAGCCTCAGCCTTTGCAGTGGAAGCCACACCCGCCATAAAGGCAGCAAGAATAACTTCAGCAAGTGTATCATTAGCCACACTACCCACCTCAGTTGTCTGAGGCTGTACTCTGAATTGCAATTGCCATCCAATCTTTAGTTCCTAGTTTGACAATTCTGCACTTAATTCTTGCAGTAACATAGACTTCCACTGTAGCATTTGTATTAGACAAATCAGGACCAGCAACCAAATACATTGTATCATTTACAACCATGAAAGCCTCGCTTAGTGCTGAAGGACCGAAGTTGTCTGGGTAAAGGTCTGAAACATGACTTACTACATTGTTGGTTTGGTCGATGTTGAGTGAACCGCTTGCAATCAATGACTGGTCATCTGCACGTAGGAATGCGGTTCCCGGATTTAAATC